TAGCTGTAAGACATCAGGCCTTCTCCGCTTTTGCTGCAGCGGGTCGCGAACTCCATTCGTTGTTGGTCAAGTTCGATCAGACATGTCGGGTCTGATCGGCCTGGGAAAGGCAATCCTAACTCCCGAATGATGTAATCCACAACTTGAGTCCTTGACCTGCCCTTGATCGACAGCAAATGAAAAATGCCATCCGTAGCATCAAATATCAAATGGCTCAATATCTGGACGGTGATAACGTGGACTCCTAGGAGTTCTATCCCGTTATCAACCGTCAACCTTGGCGGTTTCTTCAATTTTGGAATGCTTTCTTTCTTCCCATTGGCTTTTCGTGTCTGCATGAATGCAACATCATAAGCATCCCTCTTCCCAAGTCTCGCGTCAACCTCTAATTTTGCACACATTTCGGCAACTTCATCAGCAGAAAACTTTGACAGCACTACTTCCTCTAGGGTTTTGTCGCCGTACAACTTGTCATATGTGCTAATGATTGCCTTTCGCGTCATGACTTTGTGCTTCAAAGCACTCCAGAACCTGGCGACTCGTTTCGCTGTCGGGGCTTGCCTGTCATAGGTGAGCTCCGGGTAATTGTCTGAACCGATTGGATCAGCGAAAACGGTGCGCGGCCTCTCTGTTCTGAATTCCAAAGCATGGGCGACTGACTTTTTCTCTTCAGTACAATGCACTGTGGTAGGGGCAATCACAGGACCGCATGAACTGGCAGATGGATAATAAACTGGTGCGTAAACCGTAGGAACACTAACATCAGGCAAACCATCTGAACCTGTGGCATTAGGTGGACTAAAGAAATGTGATGAATCTGCTGTTCTGTCAGATTGTTTAAGTTCTAACAAACGCGTGCTGTGTGACATGTCTTGAGCTCTCTCAAAAGCCTTGTTTTCGCCAACCAAAGCTTTGGTGCGCTTCCACGGGCCACTGAGAACAGCAGCTTGTGGTATCATCCCTCCATTGGAAGAAATCGCGTCCCAATAATACCTCAATTTATTGACTTTCACAATCATAGCAGCGGCCACATCTGGCACAACAACTCCACCAATAACAGCCCCACCTGGCGGCACAAAATGTGGCGGTGGGGGCACAACACGCTCTGGGGGCCTCCCATGCACCCCCGAGGGTGTAGGTGACACAGGCCAACGAAATGGTGACAAAATGACACCACTTGCAGGCTCCTCAGCAGCGTCGATGGGAAGCTCTATCTCTACACTGAGGGCAGGACAATCAACTGCACCTTCAATTTCTTCTTGAGCAGGAAATTCAACTACTCCTTCTACATCGATGGCAACTGACACGTCGCCTTCATCGGTGCCTTCACCTGGCACTGCTTCTGGAAATTCTCTGGGCATGGGAGCTAGGTCTTCATGAGAATTGTAATAAGTCCACTCACCTGATGCTCTACTCAAGTCGACAGTGACTGAGAACGGTGCCCTAAGAGATGGTAACGAATCAACATCTTCACGCAATGAACAACAACGACGTTCGGCATGCGGAATTTTGATGAGATCTTGTTTGCCAAAATACTTTATGGATGCTTCCTCCCATGGTTCCCAAGGATGGGACCAAGTCTCAATTGGCTCTGACTGAGCAACTGTGCTAACGGCACCAGCAACACACTGGTCCGCTACAGGCTCGCTTG